ACTATACCATCATTTTCTCCATTTACAAGTATTTGAACAGAACCTACCTGACCTAGTGCTTCAGTTTTACTTGTTGGGAAATAAGGTTGTGTCGGACTACCAACAGGATTATATCCATACGTAACATTTCTTTCAGCTTCTAAATTGACTGGAGGTCTTGCATCGCGTAAAGCTTGTGCGTCAAAAATTTTTCTTCTTGGAAAAAGTTGAGGATGCTTTGGTTCAAATTCATCGGGACCGACCATTGCACCATTCCACTCTCTACGCAAATCTCTATAACGATAACGGAAACCAGATCTGTCCGAAATACCGTATGATCTTTTTCCACTTGCATATTTACTCATTAAGTAGTCCTAAAATATTCAAATTGTGGAACAACATTGAATGACGCTCTGTCCCTATCTTCCGTCATTGCTCTTTGAAACTCCTCTTCATAAGCTGCTTTTAAAAGCTGTATTCGATCTGGCGCACGTTTCATAGAAATATAATAAGCAAGTCCTGCCGCCAAACACGGAAAAAATCTAAATGGAACGTCCATAGTATTTATCTGAGTATCAGCATCATCAATTCTAGTTAAAGCATCAAAATGTATTACGTCGGTATTATTTTCAGGTATGGGCCAGATTTTTAAATTTGGGGTTATTTGTCTATCTAAAAAAAACTGACTAGCACGACCCTCAGTTGTTTTATTTGGAATGGCTAAAAACGTATCTCTACTTATTCTTTCAAGTGAAAAGTCCGTGTTATCTCTACGTACAACAACAGATAAAACATCGATAACATCGGTTCCTAAATCATATTCGCCATCAGATTTTACTAGCGAAACCGTTCTTTGTTTAATAGTCCATTGATTGAGTCCTCTGTTTGCCCATTCAGCGAGCATTAAATTTAGAGAACGCTTTGCCGTTTTTAAATCATAACCAGTTCTAACCTCAAGGCCACATCGCTCAAAAGCTTCTTCAATGTATTCGACTACATTAAGCTCAAAATTTTTACTATTAGACACCGCCATTATTTTTCCTCTTCGACAGGTTCGGCATACATATTATCAAAAATTTGATTCACGTCTAGTGTGTAATCTAAATCTGATTTTGAATAATGAATATGATGAGAGGGTTTAAAATCAGGAGGACCCTCACCTGTTACCCACCATGCGGGATGTGTAACTCTAACTCTATTATTCGGAAGTGCAACAATATTTCCTGTATACTCGTTTGCTTCAAGTAATTGCAAAACATGACTTTGTTTATGTTGAGCGGGATCATCAGCGATTTCACTTTCAGCATAATCCACTGTAAATAAATATTTTGCAGGAAAAAAATCACTACCAATTTTTGCAATCCAAGGGCAAGGTTGAGCTCTGTTTATTTGATAAATAGCATGATGATGAGAAGAGCAATCCCAAGGTTGAGCAAGATAAGTTGGCATTGGTTCGGGCCAACCCTCGAAATCAAAATCTCCAACTAAAGCCGTAATAGGCATTCTTGCCCACATAGCTCCACCGTGCACATTTTCCTCTGAACCTTCTTCTAAGCCCGTAAAAATTACTTGAAAGCTAAGTGATCTACAAGGCATTGTGGTAACGGCTACCGCCATGGCATGTAAAAACTCACCATGATATTTCTCATGGTTATGTGTATATTCTCTACGAACCCAACACTTAAAGTGTGGAATATTACTTTGTAAATAAGCCATTAATTATCTCTTTTTAACTTTACCTCCCTTAGACATCATTTTAGGCATATTTTTTTTCACAGTGCCACCTTTAGACATCATTTTAGGTATGTTCTTTTTCACAGTGCCACCTTTAGACATCATCTTCATTTTATTTTTTTTGATAGCACCACCTTTTGACTTCATCTTGATAGCACCACCTTTTGACTTCATCTTGATAGCACCACCTTTTGATTTCTTTTTCTTAAAACCGGCGTTCCCTATGTTTACTCTTGATCCCGTCATTGTATATTCCTTTATCTTGCTTTTTTAACCATGCCGCCACCGCGCATCTTTTTAACCATGCCGCCACCGCGCATCTTTTTTGTAGCCATGCCACCGCCACGCATTTTCTTAACCTTAACCGCCTTTTTTTTCTTAGGTTTCATTACCATCTTTAAGTCTCCTATATAAAGTTTCTCTCAGTTTAAATATAGCATCTGCATTATATTCTTTGCTATAAATATTATAATAACCTCTTTTTTTCAATTTGTCTGCTGATTCATGCAATTTTGTTAATCTTTGAACAAAAATAATGGCATAACTTTCCTCTGTTAAATGACAAAAATTAGCATCATCTACATAGTCACTAGCCTCATCATCTGGATGAAACCCCATAACCCAAATATCTTTATCAATAAACATACCTCTGGATATAGCCACATTCATAGCATCTAAATAATCATGGAAGTCTTTTGCTGATTTTTCGTATTTTTTGTCTACAATCAAAACAATATCTAAATTATTTGGAAATTGAGATACCGTGGTATACAAAACTTGCTTGTTATCCGTGTCTTTAATAACACAATCTACTCGTTTATCCTCCCAAGCTTTTTCTGCATAAGGGCATGGAGGTAAATTGTTAAAATACTCTAAAGGTTTTTCTAAAGCGTGTTTAGACCATGCTCTAATTTCGTCTAAATATACATTATGTTGCACTCACAGAACCTTTCGTAAATTTGCGTCGATTGCTCATTACAGCCCCACAACCTCTAGCTACCACGCCCTCTTTCTTTTTCTTACCATTATAGGGCCTTTTTGCAACCATTTCACCACCTAAACTAGCAAATTTTACTTCGGCAGCTTTGGTATTTTTAACGACCGTTTTGCCTTTGGAGCCTTCTTTTTTCTTTTTTCTTGCGGTGGACGCCCTCTCTTTTTGGGAGAGACTTCTTGCTTTCGCCATAGGAAGACACCTATCAGGATTTTTCTTATCTTTTGAAGTACCGCATTTACCTTTGATTTTACCATCTGTACCAATCCTCACCCAATTTTGTTTAACCCAATCTTTTAATTCACCCATTATCTTTTGCGCTTTCCATTTCCTTTAATAACATTTTTAAGTTTTTTTGCTTGTCCCGCATGTAATTTAGAAGCTTTATTTAAACCTCCAATTACTTTTTTGACAGTAGCTTTTTTTCTTCCACTTAACATTACGCTATCCTTTTTTGTTGTTTTCTTAAAAATTGTTTTGCTGCTTTTGCAATTTGCGCTTGTTTGTCTTTCCCAGATACTTTGGCTCGTTGCTCCATAACAGTAAGGATTTGAATTTTTCTTGCAAATGGTTTATTAATTTTTTTAACTTTATTAGCCGTTTTCCTAGCATCCTCCACGGTAGCATACTTAATTGAAACAGTGTCTTTAGGATTTTCATCAGTATAAAGTCTCCTTCCTGTGCCTTTAGGTTTTTTTCCAGTTCCTTTTATAGGATCTTTTTTATTACGCTTTTTTCTTTCCACTTTTTCCTTTTGCCTTTTTTGCATAATTAGGGTCTTTACAATATTTTGAAGCTGCCATGTTAGCGTAAGCAGACGGATATGTATCAAAAGTCCTTTGTGCCCAAGCTTTTCCCGCAGGGCATATTTTACTGCCTTTTGATTTCGCTTCTCCACCTTTTTTATGATAGCTTAATCCTCTTGGTAATTTGTTTGGCATTAACACCTCCATCTTTTTCTAGCCTGTCTTAAACGGCTATTTGGATCTTTGGCTGCTTTTGGAAATTTTTTCATTTGACCCGCTGATCTTGCACAAAATGATTTACGTCTTGCTTTTTCTGATTTGGTCAAACCTTTTTTCTTTGTAACAGCCGTTTTTAATTTAGAACCGGGATTTTTTCTTCTATACGCTCTTACTCCTGCTTCTGTCATTCCCGCCCCTTTTTTTGTGGGACGGAAATTCTTTTTATTGCGCTTTGGCATATTATCCTTGCGCGATTTACTTTTAGAAGACTTCGTTTTAACTCTTGAAGTCATATTATTTCCTAACTATGGAATATGGTAAGTGCCGTTACATTTGTAGCAGTAGCCACGTGAATATCTGAAGTAAACAAAAGACCCTCATCTGGAATATTAACAGAATGTGAGTCAGATGCTAAGAAATCAATATCCAATATAGTAGCTCCACCATTACCATCAGTAAGAGTCAAACGACCTGCTCCCCCAGAAGAGGTAAGTATTTGTACTTGTCGCAACCTAGCACGACCAACAGAGGCCGCGCCAGTTCCCGTCAAACGCTTACTTTTAACGTCTGAATTAGCCATATAAAACTCCTATTAAGCTGTTGGTGAATCAGATGATATACCAAAGAATTTAAGGGATAATTCACCCCCTGCACCTGCTGTGCCTGATATAACTACTTCAACCTCATCTGCTGTTTCTGTTGCGGCTGTTGTAGCTCCACCAGACATACCTAACACACCATTACAAGGAAAAAATCCTTTAAAACCTGCTGAATTAATAGCTATGCTAATACCGTCAACAAATCCATCTGTGTCAGCATCTGTTCCAATGTCCACAAGATTTACATTATTAGCGGCAGCACTTGTAACTGTAATAGCGACCCCCATAGGTATAAAATTAGATGGAATACCAATAGAAGATTCTTTGTGTTCAGTTCCAGAAGATGCAACTGTAATCGTTGCAGTGTAAGTTGAGAGGGTCATTTCATTAGTTAAACCCCCGGTGGTTGAGTTTTTAATTATAGTTTTAAAACCGTTTTCTGAACGGACGGGACCGTTAAAAGTTGTATTAGCCATTTCATCTCCAATCTTTGTCTTGGCAAGTGTCAATCACACCATTGTGATTGTCAAAGATAAACCATTATACATTACTTTTAAAAAAAAATAAAGGGGCGAATAATTCGCCCCCTTAGTTCACGGAGAAAAGTGAATATTAATATTATGCACCCGGTGTCGCAAAAACGCAACGCCAATCAGATACACCGAAAGAATATCTTTCACGAGCTTTAAATCTCATGTTTCCAGTATCAAAATCCCCTTCCATGGCTGTTTTAATAGGTGCTCTATTAAACATTTTAAAGCCATTTGGAGCGTCTGTCTTGATATAGAAAGCATCTGTATCAGTCAAAAAGTGATTTACGACAGCTCCTTCAGGAAGCATACCCATGCTTTTATTAGCATTTATGTCGTTATCTGCTGTTCCTGATCTCAGATTTGAGTTTAGAACTCTTTCAGCTATAAATTGCAATTCTTTAGGAATAATTAATTTTGTTCCTCTTACTGCAATTTTTAATCCTCTTTCATCAGTAAATCCTGCAATTTCAATTAACATCTGCTCTATTGAAGTTTCATTCAAATCAGCTGCTGTTGCTAAAAGATTTGTTTGATTTCCAGAAAGAGATGGATGTGATGTTGAACAAAGAGCTTGTCCATCACCTATTGCAGAAGATCCTGCTGTAAAAGCATTATTCAAAATAGCTGCTGCTTTTATCTGCTTTGTGTTTGCCATAGAACGAGCTAACGCTTTTGTATAACGAGAAGCCAAACGATCATAAAGATTATCTTCAATAGCTTCTTCTGTTATTGAAAACGCTAAAGCAATAGTTTCATGTGTATACCTAGCAGTGTAGGTTTCTTGTGCATCATCAAAACTAATTGCCCCGCCCTCTGTCTTAACAGGAGCATTTGCAAAACCACCAAGCATCACTTCTTCTTCAAAAGCTCTGTCTGATGTTTCTTCTTCAAAAATTTCAGTATGTTCATTCTCATAACGATCATACTCAAGCCCAAACAAGGCATTAAGGCCGGGTTCAAGCTCTTTCGCTAATTGTGCGCGAGATATAGCCATTGTCTAATCCCTCCTTATATTCCGGTTGATGTCGCAGTTGTCTGCGAATCAAACCTACTTGTTGGTGCATTGAAATGAGCATTGAGTCGCACAATGAGTGGTATACCCGCTGCAGTGTAATCACTGTTAGCTTCGTCATCCATTATGCCTACAATTCTCAGTGGAAGCGTTGCTGTAGTCGCTATCGAACTTACGGCAAGTGCGCCATTAGCTCTACCTGTATCAGTTGACCCTGTACGAGCAGAAGTTCCTAATGAAGCGTTAGCAAAAATTGCTGTTAACGCAGTAGCACGATCTGTAAGGGTAGCGTCTGATGCAACTTTAAATAGCTGATTTGGATTGTCAGCTACTAAAGCTTTCACAGGAAAGTTTGTATCAACACTTACATTGTTTGAACCCGGCCAGTAGTTATTAAATACTACCTTTTTGGTTGAACTATCTACGTATTCTACACCCATAAGGACACCTAATGCCTGCGTAGTACCACCACTGGTAGCACCCGCCTGATCAATTACACCTGCTGCAGTAGGAACTACAATAGCACCATTGAACAGAGCATTAGTGTTGTTGGACGCAATTTCATACTGAGTTACCCCTGTAGAATTATATGCGTTTCCAACAAGCCCAATAGGACGAAGACCGTAGGCTGTTTCTTGATTTGCCATTTATTTATCTTCCTCAAATTAGGGTAGTCCTAGCCTTTTGTTTTAGAAGGACCACCGAAGGTTACACGAGATTGACGATCTGGTTTAGAAATCGTCATGGTTGAATGTGCGTTCTCTCGCATCATGTCATAATCAACAGCTTGCATTTGATCATGATTTTTTCTTGCAAAATATTCATTTCTCTCTTGCGCTGTTTCTACAGGTATACGAGCTAACATTAATCCTCCAACACCAAAAACACCTTCATATTTACCTGATTCTACTACAGGAGCTTCAAAATCAGGAAATTCATCCTTACGGACTAATTCCCAACCTTCGCGCATTTTAGCACTAATATTTTTAGTGTCATCAAATCCACGAGTTTCAGCCCTTATCCATCGATGTTTAAAACCATCTGGCGCAGGCGGTGCATCTAACATGGAGGGAGGAGCCCAAGGCTTGCGTTTAGCCTTTTTCTCCCTTGTTTCATTTGCGCGAGAAGTTCTCTTAATCGGTTGATCTATATTTTCAATGCTCATAATCCTACTCCTTCACGTATTTCGCATATTCTTCAAGCGGCACACCCAATTTCTTTGCTATTGCAACTTGGCTAGGGGTGAGTCTAACCTTCTTCCCACTATTGCGTCCAGAATTTCTTTGAACACTAGCAACAGTCTGAACGGGCCTTTTGCCAGTGTCTTTAGAAGACATATTGAATTTATCTTCAATACGTCGATCTAATTCAGTATAGTACTCATCGCTCTGCGGGTCAAACCCTTCTTCTTCGACAAGTCGTTTATGTATGCCAAAAGCTGCAAAAGTCATGGCATCATCTCGTCCAAACCAATCATTTTTACTTGCCCACTCTTCCGCTTTCGGATCGGGTCTTCTTATTTGTTGCGGTTGTTGAACAGGTTGATTCGGTTGCGGGGCATAAGCTTGTTGTTGATTTATTTGTTTTTGACGTTCTTGTTGCGCTTTTGCCTGATTTAATTGACTATTTTGCACGGAAAGTTCTGCAATTTGCTTATTTGCAGCAACCGCTGCCTGCGAATCACCTATCTCCATGGCTTTAGCCAAGTCTTTTTCAGCTTGTGCCATTTGACTTTTTACACGGTTGTCATATTCCGTAATATAACTAGTATCAAGGTTATTTAACCTTGTTTTAAGATTATTTGATTCTTGTTGTACATTTTTTGCAAAATTTATTGCTTCTTGCTCTCTTCTTTCCGCTTCCCGCATCTTTTTGGTAAGCTTATCAATACGTTTTTGCATAGATGATTCGGCTTTTTTAAACTGATCCTCTTCAACTACCTCTGTTTGAATAGATTTTTCTTCTGTTTCAGTGTTTTCAGGCTTAACTTCTACCTCAACATCATTATTATCATCTAATTCAAGCTCGATTTGCTTATCTTCTGCCATTATTACCTCCTAAAAGTGCAAAATATCTTCTGGATTTTGTATTTTTGCCAAAATCTCATCATCATTCAGTATTCTTACCTCTCCGCCATCAATATTAAACCTAGAGCCGGCATATCGGGCAAACATCACCCAATCTTTTTCTTGACACCAAGGTTCTGTCGGAAATTTTTCTTTGTCTTTGTAGCATAAAGATCCCATTTTAAGGACGTAACCAACTTGTGTAGACACTTGGTTCTGCTCAACGACTTGATCAGGTAGATAAACACCTGATTCCGTCTTTCCTTTGCCACGATAAGGTAAAATTAGTATTCTCCAACCCGTAGGATTGGGTAATCTCTCTAAAAGAGATCCTTTTAAAGCCTCTGGATTTAAATATTTTTGATTTCCATAAGCGTCTGCAAGCGTTGAAACACTTGCTTCAGTCCCTGTAAGACCAACGGTTGCACTTTCATTCATCATTTTGCTCCTGTTTAGTTAGCAGGCTCTTGAGTTCCTGTTCAACGTAAGCTAAGGCTTCAAGATTTCCCATTAACTCACGGTAGTTTTCCATAGATTTAACATTGCCATATTGAAGTAAGTCCACAATGTTATTTCTTTTATCTTTTATAATCCTTAAAACAGCTTCTGCAATAAAAATGTCACTCATTAATTAAAAAAAGCTCCTAAAAATTATACTATTTATAGGATTATATGAGAAATTATAAAAAATCAAGTATCTTTATCTAAAATAATTTCCTGACACAAAGGTTTTACATGATATACCGCAGGATTTCTAAATAATATGTTAGCTTTTCTTACTGAAGTTTCTAAACAAGCCTCTGATGTTTCAAAAAACTCCCAATTTCTACTAACTACCATACAACTTTCAGCATAAACACTAGAACACACTAATATAATGGGCATCCACACTTTATTGTATTAGCTCGAAATGAGGTCCATCAATGAAGGGTCGTCTACCTTCGCTACGTCTTAAATCAATATAACTATTCATAGCACCTTCCATGCTACTATTCCATTGAGCTATATTTCCTATACTCCAAGCTGCTCCCCATTTAATTGGAACACCATGAGTCTTTGCTGCTTGAGCCATTGCATCTGCGATATCATCGTAAAGATTCAACTCCCATGATGCTCTCGAACCCACATAAGCCATGAGGTCCACAGCTAAACCTTCAAGGTGTTTTGATGCCATTGTTTGGCTCGCGCCCTTGTCAACAAGCTCACGCTGTTCTGCTTCCGTTCTCCTCCCGCAAATCACTCCGAAATCCACCTTAGTCCACTCTATGGCACTTTTAACACACTTTACCATATCTGGATGTACACCTTCTAATTTATCTAAAGATCTTTGACTTAATTTAAAACTCATTTTGTTAACCCTTTCTGCTTTTCATAGGTTCTAAGTCCTCCAATTCCGAGCATACCTCCGAGGACAGTAAGAAGTGTACCCATATCAAACTCTGGCAACTCTGGTATTTCTATACCAATTAAAGCCACTACAAAAATAATAACTGGCTGAAGAACAAAGTGATAGCCAAAAGCAATCCCACAGATCCAACCAATGCAAGGCCTCCACCCACCTTTAAACAAGCTTCCACTAGCTGCTTCTGCAGCATTAACCTTAACTTGAGCGAGGGCCAACTCCTGAGCGTGTTTTTCTGACATGGTTGCAATCTCATGGGATAATTTTCGTTTGAGATCTTGGTCAGGTATAGCTTTGTCTAGTATCTTAGATACTGGTTGTATAAGATTATCTAATAGCCCCATTATCCTCCCCTTTGTTGCCACGCTTGGCTAGTTGATTAAATCCAATAAAAGATCCGATTATGCCCATATTTGATAATATCCATATCTCACCAATTCCACTTAAGTGATCAATTCTATCTATAGGAACAACAGGTGTCATTAAAACAATAATAAAAGCTGTAACGGTCAATGCAGAAAACCAAACAAGATGACGCTGTTGATCCTCTTTCTTGTCACGGTTCTCTAATAAAATCATACGCTCTCTTATTTCAAGCTCTTTATCATCGACTATACCATCACCGTTTTTATCGGCTTTTTCCCAAATACTACCTTTTTGAAGTTTCTTTTGTGCCATCTTAAAACTCCTTTATCATAGAAAGTCCACCCATCCAACCTCTAGGGTAAAACTCTACTGTATCAGATTTTTTCCTTTGATCAAATAAATACCAACAAACATTATCTTTTCCTGTGTGAGGTGTATCAGGAAACCACTTAACCCTACCGACGCTTTGTATCTTTTGACAATAAGGAAGATACTGAATAGCTTGTATGGTGTGCATCCAATCTGCATAAAACAAAAGCCAACTGGGTCTAATAGCCGACAAGTGCATAATAGTATCGTGTAATAAATCTCTTGACCAAGGCGGGTTAGTAATAATTAAATCCGTATCAATCCCTATTTCTTTTAGGGTTAAATCAAAAACATTAGCTTGTTTAATATCAAGTCTTTGCGGATTAATGTCAGACATCCACTTACATTTTAAATCTGTAGACCTATCCATTGCGTTAATTAAAGAACCATTACCTGCCATCGGTTCGGCATAAGAAATGTAACCCTCTAAGTGAGGTAACAAAGGTTCTAGTGCTTTTGCCGGCGTTGGATAAAAATCCTTATCTATCCTACCAAATTCTGATCTTTTTCCCATTACTGTATAAATAACCATTTAGGAGGGTGGTTTGTAGTCCAATATAACGCCATTAAAACAATTATCAACAAAAGAAGATCTTCAATTTCCATCTTGTTGCTTTTTCAACCATACAGCAAAGAAAATTAATCCTATTAAAGAACATATTAACAATAATACAAATACACTTTCAATTATTCTTTGTTTTAATTCTTGTCTTTTGTAAATAAGTTCCTGTCTTTGTTTACGAATAGTGCCCTCCATTTTTAATAAATCGTCCCAAGCTTTAACACCAAATTTAAATTTTACGTATTGTTGAAGTTCATACCGTTGTTTTTCAACAGTTTTTTTCGCAACTAAGCTTTTCATGGCAGCTTCTTCTATAGAATCTCCACTGAGCATTTTTTTGTATAGAGGAGGGTTTTTTGTCGACTTAACCGCTTGCTCTATATCTGAGCTCGCATTCATCCACCGAGATAGGTCAGACCCCATCTGTTCTATATCGCGCCCCATGGCAAAAGCTTTCTTAAGATTATTAAAAGCTGCCGTGCTTAAACTTACGGCGGTTGCTATACTGGCAGGATCTAACATTAAAAAATACCTTTGAACTTTTGTGGTCTAGCTATTTTGCTATACCCTTGAACAACCCCTCCTTTACTTTTTTTATTTGCTGTTGACAAGGCAATAGCCACCGCTTGATTTTGAGGATACCCCTCATCCCTAAGCTTACTTATATTTTTACTTATTGTTTTTTGACTAGACCCTTTTTTTAAAGGCATTAGGAATAACCGTTATAACTTCCACCTTTAATCGCTGCCCCCATACCCCTAGCTGTCATCTTTGACATTTTAGTCGGTATTTTGACTTCTTTAGCTTCACCATAAGGAATACTACCCTGTCCCTGTATTTCAGCAGACATTGTTGCCTTTGGTGCAGGACCCGGTGTATTTGTAACTATTCTAACTTTTCTTGCTTTCATAACCAT